GTGTAACACGCTTTCGCTAAATTGCAGCATGGGTTCTCCCAAGTTCGCAGACAGTACACGCCCTATCTGAAGGCTACATGCTTATTATGCATGTGTATTTCTACAAAAACACTACTTTTATGTGATTTTCACTTTCTTGAAGGCATCTTTGCGATAAACAAAGGTGGGCTTTGGGTCGCTAATTGTTCCACGTGGAACATTCTTAGGCACTTTTGGCGGCTTAGACCGCATTTGCATCACTTTTGCGGGTTTCCTATTCACGTCTTTGCCCTCCTTGGCCACCACCAGACTGCTTCATCATCGCAACCATGTTGCGCTCATCCGCCAAACGCTGTGCCTGAACCAGTTTTGCCTGATCCATACGCACATCATTCTCCTCACGCATCTGATCCAGCATTAGTTTTTGCTGATCAATCTGCGCATTGACCTGATCACGCTGGGCAGCATTGGCCAATTCCTGCTTTTTCAGCTCAATCAAGGGGTCAGGCGGGGGCTGATTAGCTCCTGACAACTGTTCTTGCAGTTGTTTGACCTCTTGATAGAACTCAGCCACCTTCAACGCCACCATAGCCTCGCGCTGGAGCGGGGAAACAAGCTGGTCAGGGTCTGTTCCATACTGTCTAAATAGCTCCGCCTCGACAAACTCTTCCGCTTTTTTGGTGATGTGGTCAAAAATGTGCTTCAAGAGCGTCATTCCTACCGCTGGCATTGCCCCAACAATCGGGGACAGACCAAATAAGATGTGGCTTAGGATGTGTGCATCGTGCTGCTGGCCAGCAAACGCCTTTAACGGCGATCCATCCATCGCCTGTGCGTTCTCACTGGCTGGGTCTTTCGGCTTATCGACATTCTGACTTGTCAGAATAGCATCTATGTCCTTGACCCCAATGGCCTCGTACATGCGTCGATAGGCTTCATACAGGTTATGCATCTGTGGGGCGCTTTGGGCAAGCTGGAGCTGCGTTTGCGCCATAGTGATGCGTTGAGCAATCGAGAAGATATTGGGATCAGACACCGGCAATACATCGATGCGATCATCAAAGTCCTTTCGCTTGATCTTCCGGGTCTCCCCCGGCACATCATACGGATACTCATCTGGCAGATACTCTGCAAAGCCCTTTGCCAAAAGCTGGAACTCCAGCTTCTGCGCATAATGCAAACGCTTGTGGATCGCCGACATGACCGACGAACCCTTCTCCAACAACGCAATCGTTGTACCTACGGCTGCATTTTGGTTGCTGTCGCCAACCTGCAAATCCGTAATCGAGGACAAGCGACGACCCGCATCTACGCAGAAGCCCAACAAACCAAACAACGTCTGGCTTGGCTCCTTGTAAGGCAGCGGCAAAAGCGACTGTGACAACTCCATGCCACCAGCATCGATGTCACGCCATTCGCCCGGGGAGATCGGCACGTCATCGTTCTCAATACGCGCGCCTTTCGCCTTAAAGCCAGCAGGAAGGTTAGACAACGTACCGGCATCTACCAACTGACGCAGTGCTGCCGATGCTGTCTTAGACAGACCACCAATCAAGTGCAAGAAGCCCAAGCCATACGCGCCCGGACCCTGCACTAGCAGGTAGTGCACGTAGTATTCCTTGCGCTGCTTCTCTTCCTCGCCCTCTGTCCAGTTACGACGAATGCCGATAACTTTGCCCGAGGTCTCATCAATCGTGATTACATACGGGAGCTTGATACCCGTAGCTTCGCCCTCTTCATCCGTATGTTCAAAGCCGGGGAGATCGTAGTCCACCTGAAACTCAATGAACGTCATCTCTTCCTCATCCCCTGCGGGGACTTGGCCTACTAACTTATCCTTGGCTTCCTCAATCTGTGTCTGCTCTTGCGTCGTTGTTGGCTCTGCGATATCCAAATACTGGCCACGCGCTACCGCCTTGCGATACGCATTCACCGACATCGGGAACTTGTAGCTGATCCGCTCACACTCACTCATCACGGATGAGCCGTTGTATGGGATGTACAAGTTATCCGCAGGAATCAAACGGCTGACCATACGACCTTTGTCAAAGTCGTAGTAAATCTTCTTAAACGCAGAACCGCCGTAGCCTACATAGAACAGCAACTGATCAAAGTCAGGGGTGTATTCCTGCATGACCGTCGTGATCTGGTAGTTCATGAACTCCTTCACACGCTGCGCTTGCATCAACTTCTCGCGCGTCTCTTTGCCCAGAACCTGCGTTCTAACAGGACCACCGGATGGCATTAGCTCTTTCAAAGCTTGCGCTTGGAACTGCACAATCGCCTCTGACAGCAGTGGGTGATACACGCCACACGCGCCCTTGAACGGCTTAGTGCGCTCCTCCATTGAGAAGCCCAGTAGCTCTAAGCCCTGTGCGTATTGCTTTTCCCAATCATCACGCGAAGTAACGTCCGCCTCAAACAACATCATGAGGTTTTCGGAAATCTCGGCCAGTGTTTCCTCTGGCACTACTTCAGCCAAGTTGGTGTCGAACGCTACGTCGTCCTCACTCTCATCAAGGTTGACGGTAACGCCGCCCTCTTCATCGAATTCAATCTCAATCTCTGGGAGGTCTTCCATCTCCACATCGATTTCAATATCGCCTTGTGGGGCACCATTTATGCGTTCAACTGGCATAGCCGTTCCTTAAATATATCGACGATTGTCGTAGTCAGACTTTTCCACCATACCGCCTTTGTTAAAACGAATGCCTTCTTTTTGAGTCCGCTTGGCCGCTTCAGGGTCCCATATCACGCCCCAATGCGTGAAAACTTCGTCTTTCTCCGTCGTTGGTACTGATACAAGTTTTCCTGCTTTTTCTATTACGTAATCTTTTTCTATTGTAATTGGAACCTTTGTAAACCCGGGGCCAAGGTCTTTAAGAACTTGATCAATGTTTCTTTCAACTTTTTCGTAAAGCTGGGCTTGTTTTGATTCCTTTCCGGGGAATGTAACAGCACCCATCCCACGATCAATTGCTGCACCAATCGCATTTTTAATCATCAACTGCTGTGCGACTTGCGGTGCTTTTTCCATGCCAGCAAATGCCTCTGGCGTAGCATACGTTGCACCTCTAGCCATTCGATCATCTAACTTTTTAAAACGATTTACTTGAGGAAGAAGCTCAGTGATGATCTTGTCTGCTGCTGGTCCCATCTGTTTACGAAGCGCATCAATTTTTTCCTGCCTTATGGCTGGCTCATACTCCATAAACGCGCCTTGGAGCTGATCGACCACATAGCGGCCGTCGTCTTTGCCTAATTTTTCTGTGGCAAATTTATACATCTTATCTTCGACTTCAGCTATTTCGTTTTGGTCTTTTGCCAAATTACCGCTCTTGCCACCTTTTTTAATGATGTCATCCAGCATATCTGATTGGAGTTCAGAGAAATTCATTACTTTGGTTTCACCAAACCCGGGGATATTCACAATGTGATCGGTGTAGCGGCTAAATGCAACAGGCATTTTTGTGCCCTTAGTAACACTTTCATGTTGCCCCGGATACGGGGTCATGTTTTCTATTCTTTCGTCAAGGCTCCTAAGCGTGTTGGTAAACTCTTCGCTATACCCTGCATCAAAAATTTTGTCTTGCAAAGGCTGCAAACCTTCTCTCATCTGACGGAACATTTGCCCGGGCACGTCATCTAATCTGGTTGGATCAGAAAATACTGGATCACTGCGATCTACCGGATCAAAACCAAGTCTTCGCATTTCCTCATCGGCTTTTTTCCATATAGCTTGGTTTGCCTCAAGCGTAAATCGATCAGCATTATCGCGATACCAGCCTTCAGTGAACTCTAACTGTGGATTCTTTTCCAAATCCTTAGACATTGCCGCTTTAAACGCATCATTCCACTCTTGCCCTTGTTCGTAAGGGTTCATGTACATTTTTTCAAGGCGTTTTAGCGTATCCCTTGCCTCGACAAATTCATTTGAAGCTTTAATTGCGGACTCATACATTTGCCGTTGTTCTGGGCTTTCCGCAAAACTAAGAAGTTGTTTTTTGTCTTTGTTGGACAATTTAGCAATAGATAACTTTTCCCGAATATCTGCCAAATTAGAAGCTAATTTCTCGGCCTCACGGGCTGATTCGGTCATAGGCAAGTTCAACGTAACTACGCCCATTGGTTTGTTAAAGTTCTGTTCTGTGTAGACATTGTCTGACCCAGAATACAAACCACCCCCATCCCGTTCATCCGCGCGTCTTGGTGGAAATACATTTCTTTGCAGAGTGTCTACAGGATAAACAGTAGACAAGCGCTCAGAGATTTGTGCAGGGGTTATCTTGTCGTTAGCATTAAGTCCAGCTAACGCTTCCTCTGCACGTAAGATTTCGTAGTCTCTAAACTTACCTTTTAATGAGCCCAAGAACTGTTGCTTGGTCATTGGGTTCTTCTGCTGTTGAACAAACTGATCCAGCCTCGACACAAACGGCGTTAATAAATCTGTGCGGGGCTGCTCTTGCATCAAGTTATCAGAACCCCTACTAAGTGGCCGACTTGCAGGAATAGGACCTAGCCCTTCCACATTTAAAACAATTTCATCCGGTAACGGAGGCAACATCGCATTTTCTGCTGGAGCAAATGCTGGTTGCGCAGGGCCTAATGTTGCCCTTGCCCGGCGAGCAGGAAGTGTAGGAATTGCTGCATTTCCCTGAGCTACCCTTTGATCAATTATGGATTGATTAATGCGCAAGTCTTGATCTCTCGCAGCCATCCGCTCCTCAAACGTCAGCGGGGCAGGTTTTGCTTTTCTAAATTGCGCTAATGCCTCCCTAGCTGATCCTGCAAAACCCAAAGCTAACCCGGGATCAATAAGCGTCCCTAACTGGAAAAAACCGGGGGCTTGAGCCGTCGGTTTTGTTACACGCCCCGGTAAGTAATCGCGCTCTACTTCTTCTGTAGTCGCTAAAAACCGCCGAGGCTCAGGCTTTTTTGAAGGGGTAACTCCTCTTGGAGAGGGCAGT